TTAAGGCTACATACTTCCCTACAGATGCTTTCTACTTGTTGTCTCTACCTAGTTCAGGGTTTACCTATTGCTTTGACACCAGAGGTGTACTGCAGAATGGTGCAGCTAGAACTACTGTTTGGAAACAGATTAACCCTACAGCATTCTGTGTCACACAGGCTAGGGACTTATTGATTGGTAAAGCAGGATACATTGGTAAGTACAATCTGTATGAAGATGACGGTGCTAAGTATCGTATGACGTACTTCACTAACTACTTTGACTTTGGCTCTGCTACTACAAATAAGATTCTTAAGCGTATCAATGTAACAGCTATTGGTGGGTCTAACCAGCCTATTGCTATTAAGTGGGGCTATGACTATACCCGTAACTACTTCTCTCGTGGTGTTACACTACAACAAGTAACTGTGCATGAGTATGGAACAGCAGAATACAACATAGCTACATACACTAATGGTATTGCTTTGGATATTGCTAACATTCCAGCATCAGGTTCTGGTACTGTTCTTCAGTTGGGCTTTGAGTCTGACATTGATGGTACTCCTCTTTCAATTCAGAAGATAGACTTCTTCCTTAAACAAGGTAAAACACTATGAGTAATTACACCAAGGCAACTAACTTTGCTACTAAAGATACCTTACCTACAGGCGATTCAAACAAGATTGTTAAGGGTACAGAAATAGATAACGAGTTCAACGCTATCTCTGGTGCTATCAGTTCTAAAGCAGACATTGCATCTCCTACATTCACAGGTACTCCTGCTGCACCTACAGCTACTGCTGGTTCTAATACTACTCAGGTAGCTACTACAGCGTTTGTGACTGCTGCTTTAGCTGCTGTATATCCAGTAGGTTCTATCTATGTTAATGCTACTAGCTCATCGAATCCCTCATCCTTATTAGGTTTTGGTACATGGACAGCTTTTGGTGCTGGTCGTGTTATGGTTGGTTTAGATGCAAGCGATGCACTGTTTGATACTGCTGAAGAAACTGGCGGTTCTAAAGACGCTGTTGTTGTGTCCCATACACACACTGCAACTTCTACTGTAACAGACCCCAGTCATACCCACAACTTAAAAGGTGGAAATGGCTCAGTTACAGACTTTGTAGGTGGTTCAGGTGTTGATTATGGTGTAGGTATTGGTAGCGATTTAGGCTCGGAATACCAAGTCGTGGCTAACTCAACAGGTATTACAGTAGCTACAACTGTAGCAACAGCAGGTGTTAGTGGAACTAACGCTAACGTACAGCCATTTATCGTAGTTCGTATGTGGAAAAGAACAGCTTGATAAAAGTACCAGTAGTAAATCGTAGAGATTATACATGCTAACAGAAAAGAAAAAGAGACAAGCTAGAGAAAGCTATCATAGAAATAAACATAAGAAGAAAGACGATATTTCTTATAGGTTGAGATTATTAATGCAACAAGCTAAAGTAAGAGCTAAACAAAGAAACATAGATTTTGATTTAACAGTGGATTTTTTATTAAGTATTTATCCTGAAGACAATATCTGCCCAGTACTTGGAATACCTTTAAAGTTCAATACTGAAGACTACCAAGGAAGTAGATATAACAGTCCTAGTTTAGATAGATTTAATAATAGTAAAGGATATACAAAAGATAACGTACATATTATAAGTTCTAGAGCTAATTTACTTAAAAGCAATGCTACTCTAGAAGAAATAGAAGCGTTATACATGTATATGAAAACATGAAGACCCCAGTTGTTAATAGAAAATTCTATACGATGTACTTAGAACTATACAGTAACATGCTTTGGTTTCATACAGATGTATTTAAGTGGACACCAGAAGTAAAGAAAGAATACCTTAAAGATTTAGAAGTACTACAGCATTTAGTAACAGTACCCTTAGTAGCACTAGTAGAAGAGACAGACAAGAAGTTAGCTAAGTTTGGAGAATCTACAGGTTGGGCTAAGTTTAATAAATTAACATTGAATGATATGAAATATGATGTATACACTAGGAGCAAATCATGGGTAGTGCAGTAAGCGGTATTGCAAATATATTCACAGGATCTAGCAACACTCAAGCTGCTGGACAACAAGCCTCTGCAGCTCAGGCTCAAGCAGCTAGAGACGCATCAGCAGCTGCAGCGTTTCGTCCTGTTGGAATGACAACTCGGTTTGGTACTTCTCAGTTTACTCGTGAGACTGATCCTGCTACAGGAATGCCTTATATCTCTTCAGCTGGATATACTGCTGCCCCTGAGTTAGCTGCCCTACAGAACCAGCTCTTTGGTCAGTTTGGTGGTGGATATGGCTTTGCAGGACAGCAAGCAGAACAGCTGCAAGCATTGTCTCCTGCTGCTCAGCAACTCTTTGGTTTAGGTCAGGGCTACTTAGCTACTTCTCCTGAGCAAGCTAGACAAGAATACATGCAGACTCAACAAGCTGCTCTTGCTCCTCAGCGTGAACAAGCTTTGTCTAGTATCCGTAATCAGTTATTTCAAACTGGTCGTCAAGGATTAGCTACTGGTGGTACGGTTGCTGGTGGAATGCAACAGACTAATCCTGAACTGGCTGCATACTACAATTCCTTAGCTCAACAAGATCTAAACCTAGCTACTCAAGCAGAACAAGCTGCACAACAGCGTCAAGCCTTTGGTGCTGGTCTATTTGGTACAGGTGCTGGATTGCTTGGTACTCAAGCTACTGGTATGGCTGGTGCATTTGCTCCATTACAGACTCAGTTAGGCGTATCTGGTACAGTAGAACAGATGGCTCAGATGCCGTATCAGTTAGGTATTCAGCTAGGTCAAGCTCAACAACCTGGTCAAACTGCTGGTGCTCAGATGTATCAGCAAGGAATGAACCAAGCTGCTCAGACTCAGTACGGTGCTACTCAAGCTGCTAACGCTGCTAATGCTCAGTTCTGGGGTGGTTTAATTAGTGCTGGTGGTACTGCTGCAGCTGGGCGACCAAGAGGATAAGGAAAATATAATGGCTATTGCTCCAAGTTTTACTACAGGTTTACTAGGATATAATCCAAGAGAAGAACAGCTACAGCAACAGAAGCTATGGGCTGGTCTATATGGACAGGCTGCATCTCCTTATGAGAAGATTGGTATTGGTCTGGGTCAACTAGGCGGTGCTTTGGTGGGCGGTTTGATGGGTGAGAGTGCTACTCAAAAAAGAGAGAGAACTTTACTCTCTGTTAAAGAAGCAGCAGATCAACAGTTTATTCCTGGTAGTCCAGAGTACTACAAGTTTGTAGCTGATAATCTTCCTGCTGGTGCAGAGTATTCACAAAGCAAAGACTTAGCTAATCAAGAGTTTGCTAGAGCAAGGAAAGCTGCTTTAGCTGAAGAGGCTGCTGAAAGAAAATCAGTTCGTGAAGATCCAGAATCTTTAGATGTGTTCGCTCCTAAGTATGCTACTCCTCTGTTGGCTAAAGCACAGCTCAGAGGATTTGATCCTGAGAAAGAACCAGTACCACAAACAACAGATGAGATCAAAGCTTTTGCTAAACTATATGACTTAGACAAAGATCCTAACTACAATAAGTTAATGGGTCTTCGTGTTCTTGCTGAGAAAGAAGCTAAGAAAGAAGAACGCAAAGCAGAGATAGAAGCACTAACTATCGAGAAGATTGAGTCTACTATTAAGAAGAACAAGGCTGATGTTAATAAGATAGGTAGTGATAAGTTTGAAGCAGGTAATCGTTGGAATCAAGAACGAGAGGCTGCTCTTGCTTTGTTTACTGCTAATAAGCTTGATCCTCGTGTTCCTCTAAAAGGTATTAATATGGCGAACACTGCCCTAGTTAATGCACAGCAAGTTGCTTTGCGTGAGCCTTGGACTGGTAAAGCTAATGAGAAGATTACTCCTCCTGGGGCTGCACCTGCTGCACCTACTGGTACTCAAGATATTAAACAACGGGTTGAAAGCAGTGGACAAGTATATGATCCAGCTAAGTATGATTATCGTATTGTTAATGGTCAAGTACAACGCAGGGCTAAATAATGGCTACATGGGAAACCATTACTCCTGCTAAAGAAGATGCAGGATGGGAGACAGTTTCTCCATTAACTGTTGAATCTGTGAATGTTGCAGGTATCAGAGCTATTGGTGAAGCTATCCCTCAACCTATTAAAGAAGCTGCTGGTGTAGTAGGTGATGTAGCTCAAGCAGGTTGGGAAGCTTTACCAGAACCAGTACAGAAAGCAGGTCGTGCTACAGGTAACTTCTTACTTGATGCTATTGATATACTTCAGCGTCCCTTTCAAGCAACTGCCACCTACGTTAAAGCTATAGGAACTACACCAGAAGCAGAGAAGGGTTCTCCTTTATGGGATATCCTGTCTACTGAGAACCTAGCTAAGGCACAACAAGCTGGTATCAGAGGACTTAAGGGAGAAGAGAAGGCTTCTTTTCAAGAGGCTCTTCCTGATCAGTTCCGTAGAGAGAACCCAGTTAAGTCTATGCTCCTTGGTTTCATGGGTGATGTCATCATCGATCCCCTGAAGGGTGAGGTAGTTGCTCCTATATTCAAGACTGTTAAAGCTGCTGCATCTACTGGTGCTGATTCTATTGGTCTATCCTCTAAGCTTGCTGACAATGAACTGTATCGTACTATGGTTCTGAAGACAGGCGACACAGCCGAAGCTAAGAAGCTATATGATAAGTATCGCTTTGCTAAAGACAAAGCAAGAGTAGAGAATGTTCGTAATGCTAAGTCTCTTAACAATGAGATTAAGGCACTGTCCAAGCAGACAGACATTCCTGTCAATGAACTCAAGGCTAAGATATTCCAAGACATCGAGACTGGTTCTTTAAGTGACGATGCTATTGGTGAACTAGAGCAGCGTATCGTAGCACAGAATCGTGCAAGACTAGAGCAACAACAAGCAGCTGGTATTGAAGTAGGTGACTTAGGTGATACCTACATGCCACACATTGCTACTAAAGAAGCAGATGATGTTCTGAATAATACAGGTGTTAAGAACTTCTTTGGTATCCGTCCTTCGGCTAAGACACCTCAAGGTGTTGCTCGTGAGATCGACGGTACTGTGGCTGAGATTAACGCTAAGAATATCTATGGCACTACTAAGTTCTTCCAAGATGATCCTGCGATTGCTCTGAGTGTAGCAGACTTTAATGCTGCTCAGGCTATAGCTGGTCGTAAGTTCTTAGATGATGCCTCTCAGTTTGGTATCAAAGCTGATGTAGCTCCTGCTAGTTACAAGACTGTTGCAGAGATTCCTGGTCTTAAGTTTGAACCTGCTGTAGCCAACCAGTTATCACGCTCATACAAGGCACTAATTAATCAAGAAGAAATCAATAAGTTCTTAAAGGTGTATGACGGTGCTCAGAACTGGTGGAAGATGTGGTCTCTTGGTGTGCGTCCAGCTTACCATGCTAAGAACACGATTGGTAACTTGTGGAATAGCTACTTAGGCGGACTTACTACACCTAAACCATACGGTGATGCAGCTGCATTCCAAGTTAAGGTTGCTAAGAATAACTTAAGCGGTAAGATTGCTGGTTATCCTACTGAAGAACTCTACGATGCAATGATGACTCGTGGTGTCTTCGGTCAAGGACAATACGGTGGTGATATTGCACGACGCTTAGAAGATCAAATCCAAGGCGGTAACAGAAACCCATTTACTTTATCTACTAGTAACCCTATTCTACAGGGTGGTTTTAAACTAGGTCAAACAATCGAAGACAATGCTCGTATTGCTTTGTTCATTGATCAGTTAAACAAGGGTGCGAGTTTTGATAAGGCTGCTACTCATGTTCGTAAGTTCCTGTTTGACTACGGTGATGTATCTCCTTTCGAGCAGGATGTACTAAAGCGACTGATGCCTTTCTATACTTGGTCTCGTAAGAACATTCCATTGCAGTTGGAGGCACTAGCTACTCAGCCTGATAAGATTAACAAGATCAACCTAGCTATCAACAACATCCAGCAAGCAAACCAAGTAGAGCAGCCAGACTTATCTCAAGTACCTGGCTACATCCGTGAGCAAGCTCCTGTCTATGTAGGTTCTAATGCAGAAGCTGGTACTGTATCTGCTGTTCCTCTAGCTAACTTGATACCTACTTTTGATATTGCAGCTATCACTAAGTTCCTCAACACTGAGACAGCTCCTGAAGGTATTCAAAGAGGTAAACTAGGTACTGCATTGTCTACTGTCATGGGTGGTGTTTCTCCTCTGATCAAAGCACCTCTAGAATTCCTAGCAAATTACGACTTCTTCCGTAAGAAGAATATTCAAGAGTTTGAAGGACAGACCACTGACTTCTTAGGTGTACCTATGCCTGTGCATTTAGCTAAGCTTGCATCTAACATCATTGTTCTGAATGAACTTGACAGAGCTAACCCAGGTTCTATCTTTGGTTCTCGTATCGTAGATCCTATCACTAAGGAAGTTACTACACTGAATAGCTTCCTTGGTTTAGGTACTCCTCGTGAGGCTAGGACAGACCTACCTGAAGAGCAGCGACTGACTCAGTACCTCACAGGTATTCGTGTATTCGATATTGATATGGGACAGACTGAGTACCGTCAGGTAGAACAGATGAAGAAAGACATCGGTGCTATCAAAGCTCGTATTAAACAGGCACAGATTGCAGACAAGTCAAGAGAAGCTGATGCTGCAGTTCAAGCACTCGAAAGATTCTTTGAAGACATCGAACAGTTTGAAGCAGAAAGAGAAGCTCGTATGAAGAGGGAGAAGTAATATGTTTCCACTAGACACAATCCTTAATGTAGGTATGAAGCTTGTAGATAAGTTCTTTCCTAATCCTGAAGACAAGGCTAAGGCTCAACTAGAGCTATTGAAGATGCAGCAAGAGGGTGACTTCAAGAAGATGGAAGCTGACATTGTAGAGGCTCAGGAGCTTACTAAGCGTCAAGAAGCAGATATGATGTCTGACTCTTGGTTGTCTAAGAACATCCGTCCTATGACCCTTATAGCGATCCTGACAGGGTACTTTATGTTTGCTCTGATGTCTGCCTATGGAATGAATGCACATCAAGCATATGTAGAATTACTTGGTCAATGGGGTATGCTCATCATGTCCTTCTACTTTGGTGGTCGTACACTAGAGAAGATTATGGATATGAAAACTAGGAAAGAATGAAGATAACACCTCACTTCACCTATGAAGAGATGACTGCATCGCAGACAGCTGCTCGTAATGGGTGGCTTAATAAGCCTACTGACATAGAGTTCCAGAACCTAGTAAGGCTGTGTCAGTTCTTAGAGACTGTACGGTCTGAGCTTGGTAGGTCTATCACTGTTACTAGTGGATATCGATCTAAGCAGGTGAATGATGCTATTGGATCTAAGGATTCTAGTCAGCATCGAGTAGGATGTGCTGCAGATATTCGTGTATCGGGGATGACCCCTGATCAGGTTGTAGCTACATTAATTATGAAGGGCTTACCGTATGACCAGCTGATCAGAGAGTTCGATAGCTGGGTACATATCAGTGTTCCTTTAACTCCTAGTACACCTCCAAGGAAACAAGCCCTAATCATTGATAGAAAAGGGACTCGTCCTTATCAGTAAAAAGACAACCCCCGAAGGGGCTGCCATCAAGTGCTAGTCTTTGGGATAGGCTAACATCAAACGAATAATACCTAGATCAAGAACATAATAGTTTGCTTCTTCCTGATCTACATATTCAAAACCAAACATCAAACCGCATATAAAGTGTAGTTCTAAAATCATATTGTACATCCTCCAGCTGTGCAACTCAGCATCTGTGCTCCTTCGACATTATCGTCATACTCCTGGAAGTTATCCCAATCAATACCAGTAGGTTGTTGAGCGAGTAGCTTCTTGTAATCCTCTTCAGTACACTCTTCATACGGTGCTTGGCGATATGTTCCTCCATCCATTGGTAGGAAAGACACACCAGTAACCTCATCGAAGTGCTTGTACACCCATGCCCCTACTTCCATCCACTCCTTCTCTAAGACAGAGATAGTGACTGATGGCTTGTGCTCACAGTAGTGACGCTGGTAAATCAACCACAATCGCAAGTGCTCAACAGCAGTCAAGTCCTCACGAAGTAAAGCACCTTCAGCTACTGCAACAGGGAAACTAAATACTGTTGTAGACTCAGGCTTCATCACACAAGGCTCACCAATAAACCCTGACTTCAGCATAAACTGTGTCAGAGGATCTTTATTATCAGCTCGTACACGACGAATATAATACTGACTATGCTGAGGATGGATACCAGAAGCAGTGCTGCAAAGTTGGCTGACAGTTCCTTCAGGCTTGATTGCGGTAACAGCCACAGATTGATTAATACCAATAGCAGCAGCAAACTCAGCATTAGTGGCGACAGCAGCATCTCGTAGTTTCTCCAATAGTCCTGGTAATTCCTCATCATCTGGGTCATTTAATAAATGATTGTCCAAGATGCCCGTCATCGACACACCTAAGAGTGCTTCTTCTTCAGTGTTCTTCTGCCATATCTTACGAAGGTAAGGGAAGTTAGTTAACGATGCTTGGAATGTACCCAAGATAGTAGCTAAACGAACCTTGTTCAAGATATCTTCTTCAGTGTCTGTACTGCGGATGATACACGAAGACAAGTTACAGAACTGATACGGACGCAGGATAATCTCTGAGCACGGATTCGTACCAAACTCATAGCTTGCATCACGACGACCATTCTTAGCAGCTTGCTTCTGACTAGCTTCACGATTAAAGATACCACGCTCACCAGAGTGTGACTCATAAATGCTAGTCCACTCACGCATGAACTGACCAATAGCTGGGGTCTCTTCATAGGTAGCTGAGTTGTTAGCTAATGCTCGTTGACCTTGTCCATCCCACCAGTTACCTGCCTTAGCATGAGCCATCTTATCGTCTGTCAAATCAGACAAGCTAATCATGGCTGACCGACGCACTCCTCCCACGACAACAACTTCCCCGATCTTACACAGAATATCATGACACTCCAGCGAACTGAGTTTACGTCCAGACGCTGTCTTGAACTTACTAATAACAAACTTAAAGAGGTCTTCCAACGGTTGTGCGCCCGAGGCACGTCCTCCAAAAGTCTTAAGCCTAGCCCCCGCAGGTCGGACTTTCGACACGTCGTACTTTGGAATCTCGCCAGAGTATAGAAGAGCGATGAGTTGTCGAAGTGATTTAGCCCACCCTTCTTTACTATCCGACACCATAATAGAAGTCTGACTAGCAAACAACTGATCTGGAACTTCAGGTAATTGACTAACATACTTTTGCTCCACAGAGAATCCAACACCAGTACCGCACAACAGGATATACATCGCCTCATCGAATGCTTTAGCATCATCGATAGGCAAGTACGAACAATTAAATGCTGCTACATTCTGACGGTCTAATGCAGTACCAGCAGTCATTACTGCTCTCATAGAAGGCACTACATCCAGGCTTGTTACTGCTTCTTGTAGCTCTTTGCGTAGCTCAGAAGTCAGCGTATAGTTCTGCTTAGTAGCTAAGTGCTTCTCCATGAAATCGAAGTAACGTGCTACAGTTTCGCCCCAATGCTCACGACGATTCTTATCATCGAGAAACCGTGAGTAACGGCTCTTGGCAATGAAGGTATTGTAAGGTGTCATTTGATATTTGTTGGTCATTCAGTCTCGTCCCAGTCTACCTCTTTACAGAGGCTCTCATAATTGTTTTCAATGTTATCGCTAAAACTATCGACAAGCTCTTCTGAAGATATGTTTAATAACTCCAGAAGAGATACCTCATCTAAACGCTTTAGTCGCTCTTTTAACTCAGGCACTGTAAGCGTTAACACAGTTTACTTCTTTTTCTTAGGTGTAACTTTAGCTGGCTTAGCAACCTTAGCAGCTGCAGTTTCTACCTTAGCTCGATTGCGAAACTTAGCGATAGCGTCCTGTGCTTTGGATACTGCAGTAGCTAACTCATTCAAGAAGGCATCTGCATTCTTATCATAGTCTGTTACCCACACATAAAAAGAATCTCGTGATCCACCGTTCACAGTTACGTTAACTTCCCAGTTATCGTGATCCCAATAGTTTCCCTGTAAATTTACAAATTGATTGTCTTCAGGGAAAAACTTACTGTGTGCTACCTTTTCTTTTGCTTTACGCATATTCATCTCCTGTATTAATTGTTTAAGACTGCCTATAATCGGTGATATCTCACTCATATATTATACTCCTATTTACTACTGTTGTCAATCATTCGTTGCAGATACCACTGAGCTTTCTTCAGATCCTCTACACCGTTCTTGTGCTTCCACCGCCACAGATACTTGATTGCATTACCAGTACACATTGCTTCCATTCCTTGTAGGTCTTTCACCACCTGTGCAATAGCATCAATGCATTCAACAGATCCCTGGGTATAATGACTAGGTGAGTTAACCATGTCTTCCTTGTCATCTGCAAAGTCTATCTGTACTAAACCCTTAAAGTAATTCTCAAGAGTAAACTCAGGCTCTTGAGGAGGCACTACTGTAGTTCCAGGATAGTTGTAGCTTCTGATAAAATCTTCTCTGTTCATAGATACCTCTTCTTAAGAAAGTCAAGAGACACAAACATCTCATCAAAACAACCATCCTTCACCTCATGCAACACTACGATACCTCGCCAGTAGTGGTTACCTTGAGCACCCATGTAATCCTCATCATGCTCGTAGCAGCTACCAGCTATAATAGCCGTAAGCGTCTTGCCATCTGCTCTAATAGCGTAAGCAACTTGTCTGCCTTGCTGGTGACCCACAACACACGACTGGTGTTTCTTGGAGATGATGGCTGCAGCTGATCCAACAGGACGGTTAAGAGCACCAGCAGTGACATAGTGGGCATAAAGAACACCATCAATAATAACAGGCTGCTCAAACGGTAGAACATCCCAACCAGCTTTCTCATATCCTAAGTCCTCTAAAGAGATAGTCCCATCCAGCATTGAATCGTTCTCTATGGCACGATTGATGCGGTGCTCATGGTTACCTATAGTCAACACCATGCGTGGCTTGTAGACCTTCTCCTTGTTCCTACGCTGCCTATCTTGTAGCTGACGCAGTGGCTTTAAGAGGATGTCCATTGCACTATGAACTGCTTCAACATCATGCTTATATCGTCTACCTTCAAAGGACTTCTTCCCCTTGTCGTAGCTTGATAAGCTTGGCATGTCCGCAAAGTCTCCAATATTAACAATAACATCAGGACGCTTCTTAACAATGTAGTTGCCAATTGCTTTCAAGAAACTGAAGTCCTGTCCTGGCTTTACCTGTACATCGGGTATCACTAAGTGTGTCGGCATTATTCATCCTCTGGATCTAACGGATTCTTATAATTACTATCTGCCTTACCAATAGGATAACCATATACAATTGATAACAGTCTATCAAAGTGTTCCTGTAAGTTATCATAACGACAACCATCAGGCAAACTAATATCAATCGATGCTGCTGACTGGTCAGGTTGTCCTTCGTATTCTGTTAAGTGTACAATCAATCTCATTTCATTTTCCTTTGTTTAGTTTCTCAACCATATCCAAGAAGTGCTCAGCATCGACTAGGGCTAGTGGCTTACTGTTATTTTGTTTCAAGATAACGAGTGGCTCTACTAGTCCATGTGTCTTTGCTTGTTCGTAATCCTTAAACACTGCGATAGCTTTACGATTCTTACATTCAATCGTGTAGCTGACCAGCGACCTAGCGAGAGGACTAAGTTGCACATCCTCTCCACTCGCTCCCATGCTCGTTGACCTGCAATCATCAGTGGTCAGCGTAGGGAATCGTTGGAGTATCTGATCCCTTACCCACTGCTGTAGTTTTCTTCCTTTTGCTTTTGCTGACTGGGGCTTCAAGTTTAATTACCTTTCTAGATTTAATCCATGCTTTAGGAATATGCATCCTAGCATTGGTAAATGTACCTGACACAGTAGAAGCAATACAGATGGCATCCTTGTTTTCTGAAACAATATACCCTGCTGTAGTTACTTCATGAATGTCAGGCTTCTCGTGCTCTTCCCAGCCACCATCACTTACTGCGTCCACCCATTTAATGACAATGAGCCTGGAGGTGTCCACAATTGGTTGTGCTGCCTTCGTATCCACAGTAGTCTTCCGTTTTCCAGCACCCTCTCTGCGTTCCCGTCGTAAGCTTCCAGGATAGCAAGATACATCTCGTTTTCGTTTTTGCATTCTTTGAGTAGCCTTTCCGCTTTAACTGTTCCAATGCCTTTGATACCGATGATATTGTCAACTCGATCTCCCATTAGCAACTGTTTATAAAAGTTCTTGATTCCTTCTTCTTCAGTAATGAAGTACCGTTCATCCTTGACAAAGTTATAGTGGTCTCCTCGGAGCATATCTAGGTCTTTATCAATAGAACAAATACAGTACTCACCTACTTCCATCTCGTATGCTGCGATACCGATAGCATCATCTGCTTCTTGGTCTTCAATCATAGTGAATGCCCAAGCAGACTCCATGTAGTCCCTCAGTAACTGGTAGTGCTTAGGTTTAGCTGACTTACGGTTGCCCTTGTAAGGTGCAGTAACAGCTATCTCATTCCTAAAGTTTGTCTTACCAGTTAAGTATCCTTGGTACTCACCGAACCCATTGAAAAGAATCAAGTCCTCTATGAACTCACTACATCTAGCTATCGCAATAGACTCTGTTTCATTCTCAGAAGCAAAGCCTATGCGATACACTAATATGTCCCCATCAATGAGGGCTTTCATCATTAGAGAGCTTCTTCTTCCAGGTCTGCAAGGCTTACACCTTCAGGCTTGTACTCAATCAGTTCCTTAACAATCAACTTGCTGACACCTACACCAACACCCTTCTTACCTTGGAAGCTATAGGGATAGGTCTTAATCAAAGCTACTGCTTTAGATCCGTTAGCAATCTTGACATTCAAGATGTTGCCACCTTCATCTACTGCAGTGATAGGGTAGAGCTTGCTCTTAGCAGTCACGAAGAAACCCTGATCAGGTCGCTTAGCATCGTTCTTAACAGTCACACCCATTGATTCTAATTCTCGTACAGCTTCCTTACTTAGATTGCTCAAGTCAACTTGATACTTTCCTGACAACTTGTTTGGCTCAGTAAGACTAGCCCAGAAAATGTCTGCTTGAATCGGTAACGGTTTGCTTGTATCCATGTTATTTCTCCTAGTTAGTTAGTACTACAACATATATTATACCACAGTTTTAGTGCTGCGTCAACTTTGCTTCTTGTACATCTTCTTCTTTCAGAACTCTAATGGTTCTTTCCAATATCTCGATTGTGTCTTCATTCGTCATGACTGTATATACAACCAAGTAATCATTGTCATCCCCTAGTACAACCAGTGGTTCAATATTTTCAGGGATTCCTTCATACAGTTTCTTCATGGTCGCAGATCGCTATCTTTAATTGCTTGCATGTACATAGCTGCTACCTTGAGTTCACTTGCTACACGAGTCAGGTCTTCCTGAATAGTAGTAAGGTTCTGTCCTTGTCGCAAGAGCACCAGTACTGCTTGTTTAATTTCTTCCATCAATGTGTTTCCTTCCATGAGTTACCTACTTTATATTCACCACCAAGAGGACAGCGCATCTTCAGTACCTTGCCAGCTCTTTCAATCGCTAAGACACCAAGCTTACCTGCCTCTTCTGCTCTTGCTTCTTCTACTTCAATCTGCCATTCGTCATGCACATTAGCTACGAACTTGTAGTTAATCTTAGCCCTGCGTAGTTCATCATTCAAGAGAACTAAAGCTTGCTTCATAACAATCGCACCCGCACTCTGGAGTAGTGTGTTAAGTGCTGCGTGGTCAGACCTAACTTGTACTCTGCGTCCATCAAGACCTGGTAGCGTTCCCGACTTTTGAGAGATCGAACTAACTTGTTCTCTAAGTTTCTCAAGCGACGGAGTGTTCTTAAGAAAACGAGACTTAAGTTCTTTCCCTTCTTTCGCTCCAGCACCAACAACCGTCCCGATCTTGGCATCCCCTGCACCATAGAGGAAT